ACTGCGTACATTGTTTATCCTTATGTTGCTGACATATTTAAAGTTCTACCCATCTCTTGCCAAACTGTACCATTGTATCTAAAAACTAAATGATCTGATTGACCTGAAACAGATGTAAAAGTTGGTGCTGTACTTCCAGCAAATTCAAAAACTGTATTGAAAGCGATTGTGTGAGCACCACCATATTGAATATTTAAACTTATAAATGAACCTGTTGTTGCATTACTTGGTGCAGAGAATGTTGTGTTTTCTGTTGTAGTATGTTTTGCGTTTGGTTGTGCTTGTGAATCCCAAGCTACTGCATTTGATGTAGATGTAATACTAGCTTCTGGGTAATAAGCTAAATCATTAAATTTAATTTTACCTGTTCCATTAGGAGAAAATACAATATCGCCATTTGATGTTGAAACAAATTCATTTCCATTAACATCTAAATCGCCACCTAATTGTGGTGTAACATCATTTACAATATCAAATGATACTGAGTTATCTAACCAATTAACTGTGTTAGCTGAATAATCTAATGTTGCTAAAGATATATCATCTGCACCATCATAAAATTTTAAAGTAGGTGTAGTTGCTGAAGTAGTATCTAACCAAACTGTTCCAGCGACAGCAGAAGTTGGTCTTGATGTTCCTGAATTAGATGTATTGATAGCCTCTAAAGTTGCGTTTAAATCGCTACGAAAAGAGGGGAAAGATTGGTTCTGAATTAAGTAATCTCCTTGTGCCATGTTGTTCTTATACTCCTTTTATTTTAATATATCAATAGCCCTTAGCCAAGTAATCAAAGGTACGACTTATTGCTGTACCACCTGAATTTTTAAAGGTTAAATCAAAGCCATTAACTGTTTTGTTTTCAATTAAAAAGAAATCTCCAGTAGCAAGGTCTTCTCCTGTAATTCCTACCGCATAATTAACAGAAAAGAATGGATTTGTAAATGTTACACTATAAGTTCCAGCACCAGAAGTTATATCATTTCCACTAAATATTCTATCAGGCATATCTATTGTTACTTTTGCTTCAGATACTACAGGTGTTGATGCTAAATCCCTTGAAATTAAAACTACTCTAAATTTGAAATATCTAGCTGTATAATCTCCAATAACAAAATTTTGAAAAGCAGTATAAGTAACATTATCATCTGAAGTTGCTATTTCTAAATGTGCATTTGCATTTGCTGGTGTATCTCCATCAAAGTTAGACTTTGTATCGTCAAACAATCCAGTTCTGTTATCAAACAGATCATCAGGATTATCCGAAGATTGCGATAAAGTAGCAGTAATTCTAGCAGTATGTTTAGCACCAATATCAATTACATTTGAAAATTCATAATTACCACTTGCAAAGAAATCAGCATTACTAACACCAGAATCAAAAAATCTAGTTGTTTCATCATCAAAATTTCCTGAAGCTGAATCAAACAGTTCTGATGAATCTAGTCTTAAAGCATTATCATCAACTATAACATTTGTTTTACTACCTAAAAAGTCAGGGTGTTCTGATTGAGTTGCTACTGCATTAAAATTAATAACAGATGTAACATTAGAAATGATAGCAGTTGCATTGGAACTAAAGTTTCCTAGTTTATCCACGGCTTTGATTAAGTAGGTTCCTTGTCTAGCTGGTACTGAAATTGAGGTTGCTGGTCGAGATATTTTTTCAATCAAAGCTACAGAATTTGACCAAGATGCAGTTCCATCAGTTTTTTCACTAAATCTTAAACTGTAATATGCCAAGTCCAAGTCTGGAATCTGTGTCCAACCTAGGTGAGCCTCTTGACCAACAATATTACATGAAAAATCTTCCACATCTGAGGGTGGTGCAACAGCACCTATTATAGTTCTTTGTGCAGTTACATAAGTTGAAGATGCACCAAATGTTGAAATTGCTTTTACCCTTACATCATAGGTTTCTTGGTCAATTACATTTAAAACTCTATGATTTAATCCTGAGCCTTGTGCATAAATAATATAATTTGAATCTGAACTTTTTTTGTATTCGACTTGGTAATAATCAACAAAGCTATCAGGAGAAGAACCTATAATTACATCTAATGCAACAATAACTGTACCATCATTATATTCGATTAAACTATCAGATAAAGTAATACTCGCTGGTGGTTGAACAGTAAATGGATTAGGAAGATTAGTTGTTGGTACTGTCGGTGCTTGTGTTTTTGTTGCCCATGTATAATGTGCATTTTGGTGTTCGGTTAAATTTAAACCTACTGTAAAATCTTCGTTAAAAGATATTGATAAAACTCTGAATGGTTTAGCAGAGAATCCTAAGGAACTATGGGTAATATTTACTATATCTCCTATTGCTAGATCATATGCTTTTCCACCAGCATTAATATTTAATTGAATAGCTTCTCTTGATCTTCTTAAAATAACTTCTGCCATTTCTTCTGCTTGATATGGAGATGTAATAACTTGTCCAAAATCATATCTACCTTCTAATAAAAATCCACCATCAGCAGTTTTCATTGTTGTATGTTGATCTGCACTAGGAAGTCCTGAATCATCTATCGGTGGAAACTGAACTTCATCTATTTGCCAATTCTTTTCTGGGGAAACATAAGAACAAATTACTCGATTATATTTATCATTTTTATTAGGACTCGTTACAGAATAACCACCAAATATATCATCTTCAGTTAAAGATATTGTGGCTGTTCCTGTTGTTTCGATTACTAATCTATATTTACCAGATGTATAAGGTAAATAACCTCTACAACCTTTTAAAAGTGTTCTAGTATTTTCTATAATTTTTTTAGATGTATCTAATATTGCATTAGCATCAAATATATTAATATCATCTCCACCTGAATATGGAGTTACTTGTGTTTCACAAACTAAAGAAGCATCATAAAAAGATTGTAAATCAATATCATTTACTGATAAACCTTTACCATATCTTTCATTTGTTAAATAATCTAATAATACCCATGATGGATTAGTTGTGTAACTTGCAGATTGTTCTACTAAACTTGCATTATAAGTTTTAACTTTTTTACCTTCTATTAATGCTTGTATTTTTGGAATATTAGAAAATATATCTTGATTCCATCTAAAACGAACAGCTAGATAACACAAACCACTTAATTTATGATTACTGCCCCAATTAGATAATGTTGATAATAATGTTGATGCAGATTGATTATCAGTTCCATAATGAGGTTCTAATCTTATATGACTTCTTCCATTTTTATAAAAATTAGCATCTGAACTATCTACATCTATCTGAGTATTATCTGCAAATGCACCATCAAAAACAACATCTTTATCATCTATTCTAATTCCTTTAATATCATTTATTTCTCCTTCACATAATACTATAGCAACATATAAATAGGTATTATCGGTTCCTGAAGTTTCTAATAAAACTCTAGTTCCACCTATAAGTCTTTCTCCATATAAAACAGGAATATTAGCATCATTAGATTGTTTATTTAATAACACACCTGTTTCAAAATCATCAGGTTCATTTAAACTAAAATCAGGAATATCAGGGGTAGGTATAAGCCAAGATATTGCTTTGCTAAATACCTTTACTATTGGTTTTACTATCTTTTCTACTACGCCACCCATTACTTATGAAACTCCCTTTTATATTTTTTTGCTACTCTATAAATATTATTACTTTCATCTAATCTTAACCAATTGATACATTGATTGACTTTTAGATAATCTTTAAAATAATTGTAAACCCAAGACATAACTATTCTTGCATTTCTTAAAATTACAATGTCATATAACCAAAGATTAGTTCCACTTTGCCATTCATTGTTTTTGATTATTCCTTGTTTAATATATTGATCTTCTTTTTCTTTGCTTAAAAAAGCCCAATTAACAAAACCAAATAAACCTTTATCATCTTCAAATTTTTTATATTGCTTACATTGAATAGATGGTAAAATATGATTGTATAATTCTTTATTAGTAAAAGTTCTATATTTTTTAAAATTAGAATATAATTGAATTACATCTTGCATTATGATCTACCCCATTTAATATCTTGAACTGTTTGTGAACTAAATTCCATTCCTACATCTGTACTAAAAAA